TGGGCATGATGTAATCGTATTCAGCCCAAGGCTCATCAATTGTGATGTCAAAGTGTGGTTCAGCATCAACAATCTTTCTTTTCCTTGGGTCGTAAGCCCCATCGGAATATTCAATAGCTTTCCAAGCCCATTTCTCACAATCTTTATAATCCCTGTTTGTGAAATCGTGTACAGATTTTTGTGTATAATAATCGAAAGACTCTCTGCTGAGTTCGTTGACAAATGCATCCTCATAAAGTCTGTTTGTGGGCTTTGCCCCTAGAACATCGTCAAAAAATGTAGCAATTCCATCTTGCTCCGCTTTTTTGCCGTGAGCCAAACATTCCATCACTTTATGTACAACCGTCCCTTTCTCTGCTTTCTTCCCACCTGGAGACGGTATCCCTAGAACATACGTAAGAAAGTATTGCTGAGGACACATGCCATAGGCATTAAATGAACTGCTTCTAAAGTAGGTTATAATCATTTTAATGGCGTTGCTACTGCTTTGTAGTCAACGAAATTCCAATCAACCAATTTGTTGTAAACGGCTTCGTTTTGTTCCTGTAGGGACATTTTTTGGTTATCCAGAACAAAGTCAAAGCCCTCGTAGTCATCCAAAGCTGTTTCGCTTGGGTGTTGGTCGCTATCTCCAAAAATATTCCTTGTAAGTCTTATTACTTTTCCTCCAGCGTCTTGTATGCCTTTCACTTCATTTTCAAACCTACAGTCAACAATAATAGCCAACTTAGGCTTTTCTCTCTTGATTTTTCTGATTGTAGAGTCAACCCACACTTGAGGGTATATTCTCCTGAAGAAGTCTGTGCCAACATACTGCATGACCTCTCTGGCAGTCATTTTTCGACTTCTCATTGTATCAAAAACACAGTCTTGTAAGTTAATGTGGGTGAGAGAGCTTTTTTCTTCTTCCGTTCCGTAGCACTGCTGTTCAGTTAGGCCGAGAACATCTATACAGATTCGCTTAAGATTATCTGCAAAGCTATAGACTTTAACTTCTGACCAAATATTTTCTGACATAAAATTAATCATTGCCTGATTCATGCTGTCAATCGGGAAGATAGAAGGCCTAGTCTCGTCTCCAAAGTCGAATGGAACGATAAGCTGTCCCTGTGGGCTTATGTGTGCGTATTCCACCAAGTCTATAGAGAGCATTGCAGAGCCGAACAAAAAATTCCCACAACTGGTTTTACCAGATTGTTTTTTACCTGAAATTGCAACTATACTAGACACTAGATAGCCCTTTCTATTATCGGTTTTATTTCTGATGTAATCTCGTCGGAGTTTAATCCTCCAACGTCGTCGTTAATTTTGGGGAAGTACATTCTATACTGCCTTCCTAGCTGTGATTTAAGTTTTTCGCACCCCTCTCTTCCAGCTTTGTCTGGGTCTAGCAGAACAATTAGTGATAATGCTCCAGCCCTATCTAAGAGAACTCTTTGTGGGTCTGTTAGGTCGGTGCCAAAAAGGCCTAGACCAATATGTATGCCGTTTTCTTCAAGCCTCCAAACATCTCCTGCTCCTTCTACTAAAATAGCAACCCCGCTATCTTTGATTTTTTCTGCTGCAAACCAGTAGTTGTAAAGGTAATTTGTAGACTTAAAATCACCATTTAACCACTTTTCACACTCTTTTACTTCGTAGCTTGTTTTGGGACAGCCCTTTTCTGGGTCATGCCATTTTCCACAAGACTCACATTGAGGCCATATAGACCTTCCTAAGAAACCGGTTACGTATTTGTAAGCGTCATCATATACAGGCACAACAACCCTGTTACGTTTATTATACAATCCGACATCATACTTGTCAAGCACCTCTTTCGAGTATCCTCTTTGCAGGTAGTAATTGCATGGTATTTCAAGCGTGGACCGGAGCTTCTCCCTGCTCCAGCCGCTATTCGCCTGCTTTGGGGCTAGACTTAGCTTTTTCATGGAAGATACATACTTTCTTCTTTCAAGCGAAGCCGAATCGGGTTTCTTTACTTCTTTAATTGACTCGTAGCCAAGGAAGTCTAGCATAGCGTCTATTGCTTCTTTGTATGTTACAAACTCACCCTCTCCTTTTCGGTGGGAAAGAACACCTCTAACAAAACCTATGATTGTTGAGCCGTATAGAAGTCGGTCGTTTTCTGATTTCTTTTTTTCGCAGTGATGAGTTCTGCAAACCCAATACCCTCTAACATCGTCTCCTTCTGGGTATAAGTTCCACGCGCTAAGATTATCGCCACCATGCACAGGGCATGGACCCACAAGCATTTTACCGTTCCTTCTATAATCTACGCCAAGATAGGTCATTAGTTCGTCTATACTGGCGCACGCCATGTCCTTTATTTCTTCTATTAGGTCATAGTCAAAATAAGGGTCGTTTTTATCTATCATGCGATTCACCAAAAGGAATGTCGTCTATTTCATCCGAAACGTTTTCTGGCTGTGGGTTTATGCCTTGTTCTCGCTCTCTCTTTAGTTTCAGCTTTGTTTTCCCCTCTTCTATGCGAGCTTTAGCACCTTCCATCTTCATGTTGATGTAATCTCCTCTGCTCATTCCTGGTCCGTGCCTGTGCTTAATGATAACCAGTTTGTGTGTTCCGTCTTCTGGGTCAGATGCCTGAATTTCCTCATCACTCTTAGGTTTAAAAATAGAGAAGTTAGTGGTCAGCCACATTACTCTATCAGAGCCAGCAACAACGTCAGCCGTCTCCTTGTCAATACCGTCACGATTTAGTTGAATCATGGTGAATATGGGAACGTCGTTTCTTACGGCTAGGTTGTGAAGAGAGGTCATCATGAATCCAAGAACTTGATACTCCTGAACACCAGCCTTCAAGTCCTCTCCGTTAGTCAGCTTCACGTAATCATAAATAATCATACAGTCTTTGGTGCGGCCATCGTCCTCAAAGCCAACAGTCTTGTGTATCCATCTTCTCATTATCGAAAGGGTTTCCTCAAACGGTATTCCAGACACATTGATATAGTCAATGGGGAGCTTTTCGATTTTGTCTAGAGCCTCCTCAATCCTTTTTCTCTCAGAGAAGTTTTCCCCACACTTGCCGCTCTCTAGGTCGTTAATTGTTACGTCTGCGTAATTTGCTCCAAGACGATACCAATGGTCTTCGTCGCTCATTTCTGTATCAAGGTAAAGAACCGGAACATCAAGCTCTGCTAAGTGTTTAGCCAGATTGTCAGAAAGCATACTCTTTCCCACGCCGCTTCTTGCACCTATCATGCTAACGGCTTTTCTCCTGCATCCTCCACCAATAGCTTCATTGTATGTAGGCCAAGGAGTAGGCAGTCCGATAACGTCCCTGGGATTATCGAGCTTATCCATGATATGCTCTCTCATTCCAGTAGCCAATCTTTGGGGGTCGGTTCCAGAAGCGTTAGTTAGCTTGCTTGTAAAGTCAAAGATACACTTCTCTGCTATACCAAGAATATGCTCTATTGGCTCATCTCCTCCTACTTCTGTGAGGGATGAATCAGCCTCTTTCATTTGCTGACGAAGCATCCTAGCCACCTCAAGCCTGCTTATTTTAGCAGCGAAGTTCCTTACATTCTCTAGTAAGATGTGAGTGTTGAAGATGCTGTTTAGGTGGTTTATCTCGTCCTTTTGCTCTACAAGCCAGCTATATCCTAAGTCTTTGGCCGCAGAAAATACGGAAGACTCATCTAGTTGCTTTACATCCTTTTCTTCAAAGAGGTGTGAGAAGCACTTATAGATGGCCTGATTAGACCTGTCTGTAAAAGACATGGGCGATAGCATTGGAGCTATGTCCAAATACGCATCGACCCCGTAAGAATAAAGGCCCGCAAGAACCGCTCTTTCCGCAGCAACGTTTCTGTTATCTTGCTCAACCTCTGGCACGACGCCCCTTTCGTGTGCTGCACGTATTGCAGGTCCAAGTGTTTTCGGATTTACGCTTCGAGTATCCAAATGCTAGGGCGGGAGATATCTTTTGATTTTCACCGCAAGAAGAGCAAGTTGCGTCAATAAGAGATGTGTCTTTCATTCCCAATTCTTTTCGCCTGTTTCTCGGTGTTATCTTGACGTTCTTGTTATTTCCCGTCAAGGGTTCTCCTGTCTCTGGGTCAGTAAGAGACTCGCTCATATCGTCAACAAAACCCTCTTCGCTGACCCCAACAACGTTTTTTAATGGCCTTGAACCTACGGGCTCAGACCTCATTCTCCTGCCAGTCGTGTCTGTATTCTGTGTTCTTGGCGGAGCAGTGAAATCATTATACATAGACTCCCTGTGATTGTCAACCGCTGTTTCTTCTGTTGGTTTTTCTCCCAGTATCTCTTCCATATCAAAGTTTTTAGATAGGATGTCCTCTTCCTCTGCTTCCTCTTCAGCAGGCTCGGTCTCGGCATCTGGGACAGATAGGGGCTCTCCGGTAATGTTTGTGTATAAGCCACAGATTATCTTCCAATCTTGTTCTTCGACGGCTATTTTTAGTATTTCTGTGAAATCAGGCATAGTTTTGACCTCTCTTTATCTCTTGATATTTGGTTAGCTTATCAGCCTGCGCTCTTAAGGAGGTGGGTAGGTATTGTAGCCGTGAGTGATAACTAGATGCTTCGTCTGCTATTTGCTGTAACCTTTCCGCAACATCATCTTGCTTTACCGCATAAGCTCTCTTTAGTTCGTTCTCCATATATCGTGTGATTTGATTTTTGATTATTGGCGCTATTATTTGATTTATTTTTCTGTTGCACCAATCTATCTTTGATTGTAAGACATTAATCTGAGATTGCACAAACGTCGCCTCCTGCACAAGTAAGTATGCTCCTTCAGCGCATTCCTGTTCCGAAAGCTTGTTTAGCAACATCGGTTTTATATTTATCCATCTATTAACTTCTGTGGGGCCTAAAGAACCAAGCCCTACAGCAACCTCAAACTGCTTTAGGGCTTTCTCTACTTGTTCCCACCTCTCATCAAGACTCTGATATGATGTCATCCCAATCATTAACCTTATTATATGGTAAAACTATATATTTAATATTATTCATGTCGCACCAACCCTCTTTCTTAGAGTCATTTTGCTTTGACTTGGCAAAGCCCCATCTGTCCTCATGAAAGTGGGCAACGAACTCATAGTGCTGTCTGCCGTGGACTTCAACAACAGCTTTCCTGTGGGGGAGGTAAAAGTCTGCGTATTGCTGTGTCCCTGGCAGAGGCACTTCTTCTAGTATTCTTTGGGTTGGATAGAGTTCTCTGAGCAATCTTCTGGCGTGTAAGTGTATCTCGCTTCTCTTTCGGCCATCGTCCAAATCAGGCTGGTGGCCTGTTGGTGGAAAGTTATGTTCTCTTCCGTTAAAGTCTACTACCTTCATTCACTCATCCCAAGCATGTCATATATATCTTTTTGTAAACAGTCCAAATAAGCTGGATTAGCTTTAAGCAAGTCGTGAGCTTTGTGTTCTCCTTGAGCCTGTACGAGCTTTGACATTTCTGGTGTTAGCTTTCCTTTCTTGTCCACAGCCCATTCATCCACACCTAAAACATCCAGGTGGTTCTGCATATAGTCTAAAACATACCAGGAGCCAGAGACCCTTATGAAGCCAAGGCTTTTTCCTAAGCTAATCAATTCCGCAATCCTATCCAGTCCAACGCCATATCTAAGCAAAGACTCAATCTTTCTTCCTGGCGGTATTGGTCTAGCCGTAGAGCGTGTAATCCAGTTTACTCTTTGCCCTATCTGTTCTGCGTCATCGGCAGACGATGCTTTCCAGGGTTGTATATATGTGCATTCAAGGTCTACATCAACTGCATATCTAATCTTACGTCCACCGCTCCTGCTTTTAGTCTTTTGTCCTGGCCTTGCTCTAGTGTTTGCAATTAAGTGTTGTATACCAATAACAATACATTTATTTACAACAACAACCGGAGCTATTCTGCCGATGAATTGAGACAGCAATCTAAAGCCTCCGTCGCCGGTTACGTCGCCAATGTCTGCCTGAAGTTGACGTTCAGTTACAAGCTGAGAAATAGAATCAAGAACAACAACACATCCAGGGTCATTATGTATAAAATTCTCAGCAAAACTGAGCCATTCTTCTCCGCTAAGGATTTTGCTTTGTACCAAATTGCCTTCACTGTCATCCTCTCTGTAAGAGCTAACTACGTTTATTTTCTCTAAATCTAGACCTTCTATTCCTTCTAGGTCTCTGGATTTCAATCTGGCCTCAATGTTTAGGTAATATATATTTTTACCAAGCTCTTGTGCGTTTTTGCATATTTGAAGTGCCGTTACGGTTTTTCCGCACTTCTCGTCTCCCGCTAGCAGGACTACCGAGCCTTCTGGTATGCCGCCTCCTATGTTCACATCAATAAGAGGAGAAACAGAAACGATTTCCTGTTTATCGGAAACCATCGCGTCTCCACTTCTTACTATGTTGTCTCCGTGTTTAGCTAATAAGTCTTTAGCCACTTTGAATGGGTCTTGTTTCGCCATCTATATTTTTCAACCTCGATAGTTTGTTTTCTTTTTTATGTAACCTTGGAAGTTCAGTAGTTGATTTTGGTGTCAGTTTTATTTCTTTTGCTTTATTTCTGCTATCAACCTCTGCTTGATATTCGTCTAGCACTTTAGAGAAAAAGGGCACAGAGTTAAACGCAGCAAACGAGCGAATGTTGTAAGACCTTTTATCTCTTAAAGCCATAGAAATAGCTTCTGCATCGTATAAAATTAACAGAGAAGAGGCTAGTTGCACCTGTCTGCGAAAAATAGATTTCCACTTTG